AGTGTAACAACAGTCTAAGATAAGATTATAATGGCAAAACTTTTTGGTTTTTCTATTGAGGATACAGAAAAAAAACCAGATTCTATAGTTTCCCCCGTTCCTCAAAACAATGAGGACGGGGTTGATAACTATATTTCTAGTGGATTTTATGGTTCTTATGTAGATATTGAAGGTGTATATAGAACTGAGTTTGATTTAATAAAGAGATATAGAGAAATGGCACTTCACCCAGAATGTGATGGTGCCATTGAAGATGTTGTAAATGAGGCAATCGTAAGTGACTTGTACGATTCACCCATTGAAATTGAATTGTCCAATTTAAATGCGACTGATAAGTTAAAAAAGGCAATTCGACAAGAATTTAAGTATATTAAGGAACTTTTAGATTTCGATAAGAAGTCACACGAAATTTTTAGAAACTGGTATATTGACGGAAGACTTTATTATCATAAGGTAATTGATCTTAAGAAACCGCAGGACGGTATCAAAGAACTGAGATATATTGATCCTATGAAAATGCGGTTTGTCCGCCAAGAAAAGAAAAAGGATAACAATACTATCGGACCAAACATTTCTGGTCGCAATAACGAAAATAATGCGATTGCTCCAGAAATTGAAGAATACTTTGTTTATACACCAAAACCAAACTATCCAACAGGAATGATGAGTGGTGGCGGTGGAAACAAGGGAACTAAAATCGCCAAAGATGCTATTACTTATTGCACTTCTGGTCTTGTAGATAGAAACAAAGGATCAGTTCTTTCATATCTTCACAAAGCAATCAAAGCACTCAATCAACTCAGAATGATTGAGGATTCTCTGGTGATTTATAGATTATCTAGAGCACCAGAACGTAGAATTTTCTATATTGATGTTGGCAATCTTCCCAAGGTAAAGGCAGAACAATATCTTCGTGATGTTATGATGCGTTATCGTAACAAGTTAGTTTATGACGCTAACACTGGCGAAGTTCGTGATGATAAAAAGTTTATGAGTATGTTGGAAGATTTCTGGCTTCCAAGAAGAGAGGGAGGTAGAGGAACAGAAATCTCCACACTTCCTGGTGGACAAAATCTTGGTGAACTTGCAGATATTGAGTATTTCCAAAAGAAACTCTATAGAGCACTTGGAGTCCCCGAGTCAAGAATTACTGCCGATGGTGGTTTTAACCTTGGTCGTTCTTCTGAGATTCTGAGAGACGAACTTAAGTTTGCCAAGTTTGTTGGACGTTTGAGAAAGAGATTCGCTCAAATGTTTAATGATATGTTGAAAACGCAATTGATTCTTAAAAATATTGTTTCTCTAGAAGATTGGGAGATGATTTCCGATCATATCCAATATGATTTCTTATACGATAACCAGTTTGCCGAACTGAAAGAAACCGAAATGCTCAATGAGCGTCTTGGTGTTCTTGCTACTATTGAACCTTACATTGGTAAGTATTATTCTACACAGTGGGTTCGTAGAAAGGTACTTCGTCAGACTGATGCAGAAATGATTGAAATGGATGAACAGATTGAGCAAGAAATTAAGGATGGTATTATTCCAGATCCAAGTTCTGTTGATCCAATCACCGGAGAACCACTACCACAAGAGGGTGAAATGGGTATGATGGGCGATGTGCCAATGGAACCAGAAATTGATGGTTCTGCCACTCAGGTAAAAGAACCTAAAGGTGGTGAGATATAAATAAAGAATATAGTTATAATCACTTTTTATGGAAGAAATTGTAAATTTGATAGGATCAGACGCCTCTGCATCGGATATTAGCGACAAAATCAAAGACGTTCTTTATGCAAAAGCAGCACAAAGAATTGATGCTATTCGTCCAACAGTTGCTGCGTCTTTATTCGGTGACAATCAATCATCTGAGGAACAAGAATAATGGCGCTAGCATCAACTGATTTAACACCAAGTTCTTATGTGCTTATTGGAAATAATGTAACTACTATTACTTTTCAATGTCAAAGTAGCACTCCTGCTGTCGTTGCTATTTCAACGATTAGTGCTGGTATTGCAACAGATACCCCAGGTCTTGTTTATAACAGATTTGAAGGGGAAATGAAGAAGACAGTAACAGATCTTTCCCATGATGGTGGAGCAGCATATGTTTATGCAAAAGCACTCACAGGAACTTCTAAAGTAGTTTATGAAGGTGCTTGATAATGGGACCATTTGATATTGACAAGTGGTTCGTGTGTCACGGACCAGAAGTGGTTCATTTTGCAAAATTAGATGCTGGTTGTGTAATGTCAACTGGACAACCAAATTGTGAAGAATTTGATGATGAGGTATCTGGTTTAACGAGAGCAAAAGAACTTGGATATGTAGAACCAGAAGAACCTAACCTAGAACCAGAAGAACCTAACCTAGAACCAGAGGAGGAACTATGAGTTATCCTTTTTTAGGTTTAGGTTTTAATTCTTGGACTCAAAAATTTTCTAGAGGTTCTGCTGCAGCTGCTGCTGCAGTAGCAGCATTTTTAGAATATGTTACTACTTCAGATACATCATCATTTACTCTACTTTCAACAGGAACAGTAGATTATGAAGTTGATTGGGGTGATGGAACTACTGAGTCACTGACTACAAACAACCCCACTCACACATATTCTAGTGCTGGGGAATATACTATTAAGGTAACTCCTGCAGAAGGATCTACCTATCGTCCATATTTTAATGATGCCGTATCCGACACCAGTATTGCGTCAGTTTCTGGTACAGGTGGAAGTCAGTTAGGGACTACCTTATCGGATGCTTGGGAAGGTGCTGGTAATATGACATCGTTTGGTGAGAATGTGGATACTTCTGGCGTAACTAATTTCTATCGAGCTTGGCAAAATTGTACTGGACTTACTTCATTCCCACAATTAGATACTTCTAGTAGTACTACTTTTAATTTTGCTTGGTATAATTGTACTGGTCTTACTTCATTCCCACAATTAGATACTTCTAGTAGCACTTTATTCCAATCTACTTGGAATGGTTGCTCTGGACTTACTTCATTCCCATTATTGAATACTTCTAGTGGTAGTAATTTTAATTATGCTTGGTATAATTGCATTGGACTTACTTCATTCCCACAATTAGATACTTCTAGTGGTACTTCTTTTAATTTTACTTGGTATGGTTGTTATTCACTAACTTCATTCCCACTATTGAATACTTCTAGTGGTACTAGTTTTGATAGTGCTTGGCGTGATTGTACTGGACTTACTTCATTCCCACAATTAGATGTTTCTAGTGGTACTAATTTTGGTAGTGCTTGGTATAATTGCTCTGGACTTACTTCATTCCCACTATTGAATACTTCTAGTGGTACTAGTTTTAGTAGTGCTTGGCGTTTTTGCAATGGACTCACTTCATTCCCACAATTAGATGTTTCTAGTGGTACTAATTTTGGTAGTGCTTGGTATAATTGCTCTGGACTTACTTCATTCCCACTATTGAATACTTCTAGTGGTACTAGTTTTAATTTTACTTGGTATAATTGCTCTGGACTTACTTCATTCCCACTATTGAATACTTCTAGTGTTACTAATTTTGCTGGTGCTTGGCGTAATTGTACTGGTCTTATTTCATTCCCACTATTGAATACTTCTAGTGTTACTACTTTCCTTTCTGCTTGGCAAAGTTGCTCTGGACTTACTTCATTCCCACAATTAGATACTTCTAGTGGTACTTCTTTTGGTAGTGCTTGGTATAATTGCTCTGGACTTACTTCATTCCCACTATTGAATACTTCTAGTGGTACTAGTTTTGATAGTGCTTGGTATAATTGCTCTGGACTTACTTCATTCCCACAATTAGATGTTTCTAGTGGTACTAATTTTGCTGGTGCTTGGCGTAATTGTACTGGTCTTATTTCATTCCCACTATTGAATACTTCTAGTGGTAGTAATTTTAATTATGCTTGGTATAATTGTACTGGTCTTACTTCATTCCCCGCAAATATGTTTGATACTACAGGAACATTAGCATCAACTGCCTTTGCTAATGCTTTTAATAATTGCTCTCTAACTGCCCAATCTATTG